GTTTGATTAGTGTTTCTTATGGGTCTAATAAGCGGTGCTGATGCTTTGTTTGATTAGTTTTTCCTATGGGTCTAATAAGCGGTGCTGATGTTAAGCATTGCAACAATCGACGCCGTTGGCGCTGCCGTACCTATAGATTGACGGAGTCGTCAATCACCACACCCGACATGTCCAACAACACCACCGCTGCCGCTCACTACGCCGCTTCCCTCTCTCAGACCGTTGATGCGATCGACGCGATCGCTGACCTCGTCTTTGACACAGAGTCTTTCGACGTGCGGATCGACCGCCGCATCGCTGAAGCGAAAATTGCCAAGCGTGCCGCCGATGATGCCGCACAGTATCTGGCACAAATCCGCGCTGAGATCCTGTCGCTGATGATCGACAGCAACCTTGCGACCTTTGAAAGCGAGGCAGGCAAGGTCACCGTCTGCAAGGGCAAGCGGACGGTCTCAGTGACCGATAAAGCGCTCGCCGCTGAGATTGCCCTGATTAAAGAGCGCGGCGTCCGCACAGGGCGCTGCACAGAAAAGCAGGGCGCGGACTACGTCATCATCAAATGACGCTTAACGGGAGGCGGAATCGCCTCCCTATTTCATACAAACCACACCACACTTTCCTGCCATGATGACACTTTCTCTCTGTGATGAGCGTATAGTTTATGAAGCAATCTTCCGCCATGTTGAGCACTTAGCGGAACAGAATTGGGGCAGTTCCGATTCTATTCTGGCAGCAAAAGTCGCCGTCGATTGTTTCCCTAAACTCGGGTACCCTGTGCCCCATTGGATAACTGTTCTGGCACAATCTTGATCAGTTAGTTACACTTTCACCCTACACTTTCCTGCCATGATGATTGCCACCGCCTTTATTGACAAGTGCTCAAATGAACTTTGGGAGGAGATTTATTGGTTGGAGAATCAACCAATCACAGTTGAGAATGCTACACTCTACGATGAGATTCTGGCAGAATTGCGCACCCGAGAGCGTCGCCGCCAGTATCTAATTGACAACTTCTGAGTTACACTTAGGGAGGCACAATCGCCTCCCTTCCTTTACACCTTTCACCACACTTTCCTGAAATGTCTACACTTTGCACTCGCAAGATTGAATGGGAGAATGGCACACAGTGGTTAAACTTCCCTGAGTTAGGTTCAATCTACACTCAAACTATGCTTGTCTTTGATGAGTATGAAGGCAAGTACAAAGTCTCTTTCAGAGTAGGCGACGGCAGGAGATTAGGTCTCCTATTTGTAGAAGTGGAGTCCTACGATTGCGACGGTTACGCTTACACTCGGCACTATTGTTTAGGGCAATTCTATACAAACGAAGGTGCAATCAAGTTCGCTCAGTTTGCATTTGATCACTTTTGTTTAGAGTTTAATTGGAAGGTTTGTCCCTCTTTTGAGTGCGTTGATTACATCGACGGCGACCCATGTACGCTCGCTGGTGATGAGATAGTGAGCGAACTTATCTGAGGTTAATTACACTTAGGGGCAGCGATTGCTGCCCTTATTTCATACTATTTCAATTTCGTAACATTAGCAGTGCTGATCAGTGCCTTATGCGTGATAAGCAGTCCTTATGCCCCCCTACCCCCCCTGTGTTAAAATCGATGGGTCCCTCTAGTCTACAAAGTGTTACGAACGCCCACAAGATACAAGACTCAAAGGATTCTCCCACAAGATTCAAAACTGATATATAATTCAAAAAGTAATTTACATGAAATGCAAAAAAATCCGGACAAAAATTTTGTGACCGTAGGGGTCGATCCAGCAACAGACGAATATTATGTTACAATACCTGAGTGGATCATCAATGATTTTGGATGGTATGAAGGTACTGAGGTTGAGTGGGTCATTGATGGTGACGAATTGTTATTAAAAGAGGTTCAAGATGAATGAAGTAATGGGCACTATGTATCACATTTATTTAAAAGATAAATGTTTACATTATGGATTAACAGAAGAAGAATTTTCAAAGGCTTGGGAGACTGCCAAGGGTATGGTAGGACTCATGAAAACTGAGTACACCATTGAGGATCTGAGTTATGAGGAACTCAAATACTCAAGGACGGCAACAATCGACTCATCTCACTAATTGACGAATCACTATATAAGTGGTATGATACTGAAGTAAAAATCATTCGATTATGGCAAAAGGATTCACTGTAAAAGCAAACCCACCAAAACCATCAGTAAAAGAAGAAGAGTGGGATTATGCATTAGCAAAAGAAATGATTAAAGGAAAGACAGTAGTATTCTGTCTACCAGGTAGGAGCGTTTCATATACTTATTTGAAGCACTTTGTTCAATTATGTTTTGATTTGGTACAAGCAGGTGCAAGTATTCAGATTAGTCAAGACTATAGTTCCATGGTGAACTTTGCACGTTGTAAGTGTCTCGGAGCAAATGTTTTAAGGGGACCCGATCAAATTCCCTGGGACGGACGTTTGCAGTATGACTATCAGTTATGGATTGACAGTGACATTGTATTTACTTCAGAGAAGTTTTGGCAATTAGTATTAATGGATAAGGATATTGCCGCTGGTTGGTATGCAACAGAGGATGGATCAACAACATCCGTTGCACACTGGTTAGAGGAAGACGATTTCCGTGGTAATGGTGGTGTGATGAATCACGAAACGGTTGAGAGTATTTCAAAGCGTCGTAAACCATTCACAGTTGATTACACAGGATTCGGATGGCTCTTAATCAAAAACGGAGTCTTTGAGCACTCTGAGATGAAGTATCCATGGTTTGCACCAAAGATGCAAGTCTTTGAGAGTGGCGAAGTACAAGACATGTGTGGCGAAGATGTCTCATTCTGTCTTGATGCCAAGGAAGCAGGTTTTGAGATTTGGTGTGATCCTCGCGTTCGTGTCGGACATGAAAAAACTCGCGTTCTCTGAGACTTATGGAAATATATCCAGATACAGATCGATATAACATCCTTGTAAAGGGTAAAACCAAATATAATGACTTGACAACGGATGAATTTTTCGATAAAATTCAAGACATGGCAGACAACTTCTATGCCAATAAGGGTCCTGGTCCCGATCAAGTATCCTTTCAGTACAACTCTCAAGGTTCTTATGGGGAATCAATTTCGATAGGATCTACATATCCTCAAAGACCCACAAACACAATTACTATAAGCACATAGGAGATTTATCATGGCAATGCGAAAAGGTGGCGGATACGTCGAAGGAAAGCCCAAGAAGTCTCGTCAGGGAAGAGGCCAGCATACTAAGTACGCTGCGTCTTCTCGTAACAAAGCACGTAAAAAGTATCGTGGACAAGGTAAGTAATTAACTTTTAGACAGTATTCAACCCCCAACATTCAATTAATGTTCATTAGGTAATACGCAAGTTAATATACAATCAATATTCAATCGCTAATGTTTAATTAACATTCATAAGCTAATATTTGAAAGGAGGTAGCAATACCTCCTTTTTTAATGGAAAATAAATATCGAATAGGGATAGGAACCCCTCAAAAAGTTCTGTTTTAAATAAAACAGGAGCACTATGGGCAATTTAAAAGTCGATAGAAACAAGGACTACATGTACCAAATGTGGGGAACTACGAGTTTAATTACTGATTATTGGTCTATGCCTACCCAATCAAATGATCCGGAAGACTTTACAATGGAAGAACTTGAAAAAATGAAAAATACTGATAAATAATTGAAAAAAGTCATTTACAATGGCGATTAAAAGAATATCAAGATCATTCAAAGACATTAGTTTATCATTTGATAGACATCCAATCACTGGGGATATCCTTACTCTCACAAATGAAAGAGCAATTACGCGATCAATTCGCAATATTGTCGAAACTATCCCCAGTGAGCGATTTTTTAACACTGACTTTGGATCAGATGTGAGATCTTCTTTATTCAATAATATGGACTACGGAATTATTGGTATTATTCAAGATCAAATTTTACAAGCGATTCGAAATTATGAACCAAGAGTTGAAAATGTTGATGTTGATATAAATCCCCTATTCGATGACAATTCTCTTGATGTCACTGTTATTTTTGATATCATTGGACAAGATTTTCCAACACAACAATTCACATTCGTTCTAGAAGCAACGAGATAAAATGCCATTTACAAATTATACAAACTTAGATTTTGATCAAATAAAGACAGAAATTAAGAATTACCTCAGGGCAAATTCAAATTTCACAGATTTTGACTTTGAGGGGTCAAATTTATCAATTTTAATTGATATTTTGGCATATAACACCTATATTTCATCATTTAACTCCAATTTGGCAGTTAATGAGGTGTTTTTAGACTCTGCAACAGTCAGAGAAAATGTAGTATCTCTTGCAAAAAATATTGGATATCTCCCCAGATCCAAAGCAGCAGCAAAAGCAACGGTTTCATTTGATATTTCTGTTAACAATTCAGTATCATCAGTCAAATTACAACCAGAATTGGTCTGTGTAGGAAGAGTAGATGACTCATCTTACATATTTTCCATCTCTGAAGAGATTGAAAGGTCTGCAGTTAATGGAGTAGCATCGTTTTCTAACATAGAAATATATCAAGGAAGGTATTTAAGGCAACAATTTACCGTAGATGCTTCACTAGATCAACGTTTTATCATCCCAAATGCGAATGTTGATACAAGTACAATACGTGTTTATGTCAAAAATATTGGTCAAAGTGATCCAGGTGAGCAATATTCCCTTGTAAATAACCTTTTAAACATAAATTCACTATCGAAAATATACTTGATTCAAGAAGTTAAGGATGAAAAGTATGAAATTATCTTTGGTGACGGAATTTTTGGCAAAAAATTGGAAAATAATTCAGTTGTTACGATAGATTATGTCGTAACTGATGGCAGAGATGGTAATGGAGCATCTAATTTTGATTTTGTTGGCAGTTTGAAAGATGGAAATGGAAATAATATTACCCCAATAACAACACCATCTGTAACAACCGTTCTATCTGCCCGTAATGGGGCAGAAATAGAGTCAGTTGACTCTATTAGATACTATGCACCTAGAATTTATTCCTCGCAGTACAGAGCAGTTACAGCAAGAGACTATGAAGCATTAATTAAAACAGAAATTTATCCAAATGCGGAAATTGTAAATGTAATTGGTGGTGAAGAATTAGATCCTCCAGAGTTTGGGACCGTAAAAATTGCAATAAAACCAAAAAATGGACTTTATATTTCTGATTTTGATAAGCAACAAATTTTATCAAAACTATCTCAGTATACAATTTTAGGAATAAATCAAAAAATTACTGATATTAAGGTTCTTTACGTTGAGTTAGACTCATCAATTTACTATGATTCCTCAAAATCTTCTACTCCAGAGGACATAAGAACAAAAGTTATGTCAACATTGACCAATTTTAGTAATTCGATTAATTCTTCAAAACTAGGTGGAAGATTTAGATATAGTAAAGCTGTAAAATTAATTGATGACAGTGATAAAAATATCACCTCAAATATTACAAAAATTTTGATAAGACGTAATATTAATGCATTGATAAATCAATTTGCAGAATATGAACTCTGTTATGGAAATCAATTTTATGTAAATCCAGATGGAAAAAATATAAAATCTACAGGATTTAAAATCTCCTCAGGATTATTTCCAAATGCAATTGATGCTACAAAATTTGTATATCTTACTGATATCCCAAATGAAGATAAAAAGACTGGAAATTTAGCAATTATTCAACCATCAACTGATCCAACCAAAAATGCATTAACAATTGTGAAATCTGCGGGCGTAGTTGATTATGTTACGGGAGAAATTAGATTGAATTTGGTAAATATAACATCCACAGAACTTCCAAATAATGTTATTGAAATTCAGGCTGTACCAAATTCCAATGACATTATAGCATTAAAAGATTTGTATGTGTCCTTAGACATTCAAAAAAGTAAAATAAATATGTTAAAGGATGTTATTACGTCTGGTGAAAATACATCTGGAATTTTATTTACAGATAGTTATTACAGATCAAGTTACTCTAATGGTAATCTAACAAGGAAAGTAATATGATACAGAAGGGTTTTGAGAGCAAAATTCAAATTCAGGACATTATTGAAAATCAAATACCTGAATTTGTCACTTCAGATAATCCAAAATTTACTGAATTTTTAAGGCAATATTACGTAAGTCTTGAAAATCAGGGATCTACTTATGATATCATAGATAATTTAAGTGATTATGTAAAATTAGATAATTTTAGACCCGAAATTGTAAGTGGATCTATTATTTTAAATAGCGATATTTCCTCCACTGATACCGATATTACCGTAAGTAATACAAAAGGATTTCCTGAGAAGTATGGTCTGATTAAAATAGGCGATGAAATTATTACATATAAATCTAAAAACTCAACTCAGTTTTTGGATTGTGTAAGAGGATTTAGTGGTGTTGATAAGTATGGAAAGACATTATCATTTTTAGATACTAATGCTAATTCTCATACTAGTGGTTCAAGTGTCGAAAACTTAAGTGTATTATTTTTAAAAGAATTTTACAATAAAATAAAGTTCACTTTACTTCCAGAGTTAGAATCAACATCTTTACATAAGGATGTTAATCTAAATTTATTTTTAGCTAACTCTAGTAGTTTTTATAGATCCAAAGGTAGTAATGAATCTATAATAATGCTTTTTAAAGCATTATATAATATTGAACCAATAGTTGTTGACTTAGAAAAGTATCTAGTAAAATCATCTTCTGCAAACTATCTAAGAAGAAATGAGGTAATTTTCCAAACGGTATTTAATTCTTCTAATCTAGATCCTTTAAAATTAATTGGACAACAGATTTTTAAAAATGATAATTTAAGTTCATCAGCTCCAGTATCCGAAATTGAAACTTTAACCAGAGAAGGAAGATCATATTTCAAATTTTTATTCTTTATTGGCAATGACGAAAACACTTCAAGTCCTGTCGATAATTTTAACGTAACTCCATCATCAAAACTTGTAACCTCAATACAGGCATCTAATAATCAAACAACAATCACTTTAGACTCTACTGTTTCATTTAAAGACAGTGGCAGTGTTTTTTATGTGGATAGCAATGGTAATAAAATAGTAATTTTTTATAGAGAAAAGACTCTTAATCAACTATTAGGTTGCTACACTAGTGGATATGAGTATATAAATGTAAATATACCAAAATCTTCAATCGTTTACGATAACGACTTATATTTTGGATATGAAAATGGAGATACTGAGAAGAAAGTAGAATTAATATTAGTATCAAATTCAACATCTGTAAATGTAAATTATACTGATAAAAAATATTCTTTTGCAAAAGATGAGATTGGGTATGTAACATCTGTTGGAAATCCTTTAGACACAAATGAATTAAATAATTTATCTAAGATTGAGAGAATTTCAAAGTCTTTATATTATAATACATCAATTAGGTATCAAGTTTCATCTTTTAGTGGAAGAACCTTGATTTTAAAATCAAGGATTGATGATCCCTCTGTTCTTAGAGTAGGTGATGCTGTAGAATTTTTAGAACGAAATACTGAAATTAATGCTAGAGAAATAAATCAGAATATTTCATCAACAATTGAAGAATTGACTTCTGCAGTTATTTTAAGAATATTGGGTCTATCGGATGGAACTTATCA